TCAGCAGTTTGCTAAATATGAGAATGGCAGTAATAGACTTTCAATAGGTAGGCTTATTCTACTTGCTGGCATATTTGGTAAACCTCCAAGCTATTTTTATGAAGGGATAACAAAATATGTATTAACGCCAGAGGAAGAATCAAGACAGCGTTTAGCATTGGAATATTCCAAGAATTTTAAGGGCATTAAGAATGAGAGTATAAAAGAAACTATAAATAAACTTGTAGCTTTGCTAGGCAAATGCTCCTAGAAATTATCCAGTGGAATAAATTGCAATTCCTGATAAAATGTTTTTGTTTCTAAAAAATTAAAATTTATTAAAAATGAAAACAACAGTACTTTTAGTTATAATTTTTTTACTGATAGTTTTATCCAATATCATTTCTACTGCTGTAATAGTGCTTATGATTGAAAAACACTCGGTTCATCCTGTTTATAAAAGAGTTGAGGATGCGAGTTATACTTGTAATCCTTGGGACGCTTGTTAATGAATGTTATTGATTATCAAACAATTATAGCTTTAGACCTTGGCACTAATACTGGTTGGGCTATTAGAGAAAAACAGGGGGGTATAACTTCTGGAACTGTAAGCTTCAAGCAGCAGCGATTTGAGGGCGGCGGTATGGTCTTTCTTCGTTTTAAACGTTGGCTTACTGATTTGAAAGCAACGCTTGGTGATGTTGAAGCTATTTATTTTGAGGAAGTAAGAGCACATAAGGGAGTAGATGCTGCCCATAAATACGGCGGCTTTCTTGCCCATTTAACAGCTTGGTGTGAGCATCACCAGATAGCATACCAAGGCATCCCAGTTGGGACAATCAAACGACATATTACAGGTAAAGGGAACAGCTCTAAAGAACTTGTTATTGAATCTATCAAGAAGAAAGGATTTACGCCTATTGATGATAACGAAGCAGATAGCCTTGCTTTACTGGATTTTGTGCTACATGGTCAGATATTATAAAATACACATATGAAAAAGAAATTTATTACACGTAAAACTGTAAAAACTGAGAAAACCGAGTCAATTGATATAGTAAGAGAAGTTGTTGCTCCGACTAGTGAAAATTCACCTTTAGTTGCCAGCTCGCCTTTAAGATTTCTTAATTCTCCCCATCCTTTTACTACAGATGAAGAAACGCCTGCTAATTTTATACCTGTTGTGCGAGACGATGAAGAAAGCAGTGAAGGAAGTTATAAGGAAATAAAAATCACTCCACGGGAAGAGGACGGCATAAACGTTGGTTGGAATCTCAAAGGCGAGGCCTATGTAGTACGCACAGATGATTTTCAAGATGTGTCCTCTACGGATATTAGGGTAATAAGAGATGATAACGATAAGGTAATTAGCAGAAGTTCTAAAATAGAAGCTGTAAAAAAAATATTGCCAAGTGTTTTAGTAGCAACTGGCACAGGACTCGCTATGATGCCTATTTTCAATAAGATGGTTAAGAACTCTGAGCAGTTTGGTATTGATATCCACAACGATAAGTATTTGTTTAATAGCTCAACTGCCAATACTTTTATAGTAGCTTACTTTTCTTCATTTTCTAACATGTACAGCTTTATCAAGAAGCATCAGGAGCAATTAAGCCCAGAATCAAAGCATGTTTGCGTCTCAATAGGTAAAGCAGCGGCGTCTCTCTCAATTATGCTGCCTCTTGGATTACTTTGGAGCGTAGAGCTTAGCAATCAAAAAATAGCAGGTTCTTCTGGTTTTGATGAATTTATGGCATGGGCAACATTTACAACTGCACCGCTTGTAATTGATAGGATAGTAGACTCAGTCAATACTTTTGATAAGTTATACAACAAGGACTACTTTTTTAATCTAAACACTACTGGCAGCAAAATGGTAGTCTATGGTCTTGCAGCTTTATCAGTAGCTGGTAGATCACTGGCATTTACAGAAGTTGCCAAGCAAATGGCTCTTGCCATGGGAGTAAGTCCAGAAGTAGCACTTGGAGCGGGTATTGTTATTGGTGGTGTGTTCGGCTCTGGCGGCACTGCTGTCTTTGAGTATCAGGCAATCAAATCTCTTTTTGAGGTTAAGCAAAGTGATTACAGTGTTAAGAATTTACTTATTGCAGGTTTATCTACAGCAGAAGGAATATGGTTTACGCTTCCTATTATATCTTTAGGCTTAACTGCTACGGATGGTTGGAATCCTTTGTTAAAAGGGGCTTTACTTGTGCCTGTTCTAGTTTCTCATACTACTTTGGAAGCTACAAGAATATATGATAATATTTCAAATTTTTGTGATTATGTTTCAGATGGTATAAGCTCTGTTAAGGACTGGTGCTTTGGCAGTAATGACATCCAGCTTGTAGGCGATGTTACTCCAGTTGATGTTGAATATTCGGTTTCGGAATAAAATATATTGGCTTCTGCTAGCAAAAGCCAGAAATTATACTACTAAAAAAAGCGTATACTAGTATACGACATTTTGGGGAATCAAGCCTTGCCTCTTTTTGCTTTCTAGGTTACAATCCGCCGAATTTTAATATTTATATTTAGTTTATGACTCTTGATGAAATAATGTCGCTTGATGCAAGTGATGCCCGCAGGACTAGAAAAATAAAGAAAATACTTGTTAACCAAGGTGTTGATCCAGTCAATTTTGCTTTATACTTTACTTCAATAGCTAAAAAGGAAGAATTACAAGAGTTCTCGCAAATACTTGTGGAAAATGTTAATGTCAAACATGATACCTTGATTTTTGCCCTTGATTCAATTGGAGCTTTTGAGGACATCTTGATAGAAGCAGCAGAAAGAGCGGAACAGGAAAGAGAATAATAATGTCTATAAATTGGCAAGTAACTAAAGTAAAAATTAACGACTTGAAAGATTACGACAAGAATGCTCGTAAGATTTCCAAGGAGGCACTTGAGAAGCTTGCCACTCATATAAAGGAGGATGGATACCATCAACGGATTATCTGTAATAAAGATTTTACTATTATCGGCGGTCATCAACGTAAAAAGGCTTTAATAATGGCAGGCTTTGATAAGGAAGATTTTATAGAGTGTTTAATACCAGATAAAGAACTCTCAACGGATGAAATAGACAGGCTTAATATTCGGGATAATATCAGTTTTGGTGAATATGATTTTGATTTATTAAAAGCAAATTTTACCTTACCTTCTCTAAAAGAGTATGGCCTTGATAGTGATTTAATTAGAGCATTACAAAAAGATGAGGATAAAAATCTATTAGAACAGGAAGACGCAGAGGTTGAAGCTTTATCTTTAGAGCCTAATGCTAAACTTGGTGATATTTACGTTCTTGGCAACAATCGTTTAATGTGCGGTGATTCTACTAACCCGCAGCATGTTGCAGCGTTGTTAAATGGAGCAAATCCGATTTTAATGGTAACTGATCCGCCGTATGGGGTGAATTATGAGCCTGAGTGGAGGGAGGAAGTAGGCAAAGGGGCTCGCAGTACAGGCAAGGTACTAAACGATGATAGATATGACTGGTCTGAAGCTTATTCGTTATTTACTGGAGATGTAGCTTATGTCTGGCATAGTACAAAATACACTCATAAATTCGCAGAAAATCTGGAAAATTGCGGCTTTGATTTAGTGAATCTTGTTATTTGGAAAAAACAGCATTTAGTACTAAGTCGTGGTGATTACCATTACCAGCATGAGCCTTTATGGTATGGCGTGCGAAAAGGAAAAAAGCATAATTGGCAAGGAAAGCGTGATCAAACAACTGTATGGGATATAGATAATAATAATTACGGAGCAAAAACAAAGGAAGAACAAACTGGTCACGGCACTCAATTGGTTTTTGAGTGCATGCTTCGGCCTATACTTAATAACTCCGCACAAGGTGAGAGTGTATACGATCCATTCGGCGGTAGCGGTACTACGTTAATTGCCTGCGAGAGGTCAAAGCGTAATTGTTATATGATGGAATTATCCCCAGCTTATGTTGATGTTATAATAAAGAGGTGGGAAAAAGAAACAGGACAAAAGGCAATACTGGAGGCTAATGAGTAAAGAGCAAGAAAAGGATAAGGGGGGGAGACCTCCTATTGTTCTTACTGAAGAACAGTTAGAAGAATTAAAGATTTTGTCTGTTACCTGTACTTTAGAAGAAATAGCGGATTACTTCGGTATATGTAGAAAAACTTTTTTACAAATGAGAATAAGAGATGAAGAGGTTTCTACCCACTATAAAAAAGGGCTTATCAATGCCAAGAAAATGGTAGGTAATAAAATCTTCAAAAGAGCTGTTATTGCCGATGATTTAACCGCTCAGATTTACTGGATGAATCACAGGGGCGGATGGTTAAAAGAGCTAAAAAATGAAGAAAAGGAAATCAAAGATAAGGAACTAAAAATCACTGTTGAGATTAAAGAACACGAGAACCTTGATAAGCTTACGCCAGAGCAGATAGTGCAGCTTAAGAAAGAAGATAGTTTGTAATAATAAACTTGCAATCTAGATAGCTATGCGTTGAAAAAGAGGTCAGCTAAGTTAGAGCTTAGCCCCTCAACTCTCTTATATCGTTTATGTACTCTAAAATTGTTATTCCCCATTACTTACGCCATATTTATAAACATCATTATACATATATTGTATTGTATGGGGGTAGAGGTGGGGCAAAGTCTTTATCGCTGGTTGATTACCTGATTTTAAAAAGCTTTGAAGATAAAAATTGCCAGTATCTTTGTGCAAGGGAAATACAAAATTCACTTCTAGCTTCTGTATTTTCGGTCTTTCAAGAAAAAATATACGATCTCGGATTTAGCAATTATTTTAGAGTGGTTGAATCACGAGGCTTGATTCACAATATTACATCTGACGTAAAGATTCATTTTAAGGGATTATGGCGTGATCCTAATGCCATCAAGGGTATTGTAAATCTAAAAAGGCTTTTTATAGATGAAGCCGCAAGTATTTCAAGACACAGCTGGCGGATAGTAACACCAACAGTCACAAGGGTAGATGCTCCGCAAATTATAGTTGCTTTTAACCCTGAATTTACAACTGATGTAGTATACGAAGAATTTATTACGAACAACACTAGGGATAACTGTTTTATAAAAAAAGTATCCTATATACATAATCCTTTTAAATTACCTCATGAATTCTTTGCCGAGCTCGAGGCTCTAAAAAAAAAGGACTATGATGAGTATTTGCACGTATATGAAGGGCATTGCATAAGCAATTCAAATATCAAGATTTTCAAAAAGGGAACGCACTGGGATATCTTAAAAAAAGACTGGGTAGAAGATGGGGAAGCAGAACTTGAATATGGCTTAGACCTTGGCTTTACTCCATCGCATCCTACTTTTGGCCTGCGTTGTTATGAGAAAGATAAATGCCTATATGTAACCCATGAGGCGGTGGCAATAGGCAAGGATATAGATGAACTTCCTAAATTCCTTGTGGATAACTTACCTCACATCAAACATCACACTATTTGGGTTGATTCTTCAAGACCAGAAACTATATCTGCTATTAATCGCACATGGATAGAAGAAGAGAATTGTTATTTACTGGCAAAAGGCGTAGAGAAAGGGCAAGGCTCGGTAGAGGACGGCATAGATCATTTAAAATCTTATGATATGATTTATATTCACCCTCGTTGCAATCACCTTATAGATAATTTTGACAGATATAGCTATAAAACCGATAGAAAGGGCAATATTCTAAGAGATGTGGAAAAGGCTAACGATGATGGAATCGATGCTTTAAGGTATGCTAAAGAACAGACCATGAAAGATAAAATGGTAAATTATAGAAAATGGAATTATAATAATCTTTATTATTGAAATATTTAATTTCATGAAGCATAAACAATGCCCCTCTTGCGAGAGTTCTAATATAATCTTTGACGATCGCTTTCCAGTGTTAGATACTAACCCACAAATATATAGTTATTTATGCAAAGAATGCCATCAACATTTTGATAATTGGTACGAGGATTAATGGGAATTTTTGACAAAGCAAAAAGCACGATAAATTCGCTGTTTGAGAAAAGAACTGACAGCTGGATTAACTCAAACACTGGTCTAGGGTTAAATAGAGGTAGGGTTGGAGCAACGAGAGTTAAGCAACCTGCTATTCTTGGGTTTGACGACTTATCTAATTTATACACAAGTAACGGGCTTGCACGCCGTATTGTAAATTCTCTTGTTGATGACTCAATGCGTGGCAATTTCATTGATGTAAGTGATGATGAAGTAAAAGAGGAATTAAAAAGGCTTGATCTTATAAAATATATAAAAGAAACCTGTTATTTTAGCCGTTTGTTTGGTGGGGCGATGTTAGTTGCTTTTGTTGATGACGGGCTAGATATGGATAAACCTCTTAATGAAAAGAACTTGTATAAAATAGTTCATTTTAAGGTTTTTGATAGACAGTGGATTACCTGGTATGAAAATGACATTATCAGACCTTATTTAAGTGAAAGGTTTGGATTGCCTGAGTTTTATTATCTTAACTCGCCGTGGCATACACAAGAACTAATGTTAAAAGTACATCACAGTCGATGCTTTTTATTAGACGGCGTATGTACTACGGAAATGAGGCGTAGGCAACGTCAGAACTTCGGGGACTCGGTCTTGCAAAGCTGTTTTGATAATTTGCGTCAGTATGGTTTGGTAAGCGAGGCTTCTGCTGAAATAGTTAATGATTTTATACAGGTTATAATTAAGCTTAATGGTTTAGCTGCTAACATGACAAGAAAAGGCGGTAAGGAGGACTTGGCAATACGTGCTGAATCTCTTGATCTTACCCGTTCAACGGCGAATCTTATATTTCTTGATGCTGATAAGGAAGATTACGAGAAAAAGGCTAGTTCTGTTGCGGGATTAAGCGATTTGTGGGGTAAATTTGCAGAAAGTATGTGTGCTGCAACTGGCTATCCAATGACTAGGTTATT